GGTGTATCCACCAGGAAGCTTTGGAGCTACTGCTGCATAGCCGTAATACATTACGGAGATTTGACCAGATGCAATTACATTGGTCTGAAGTGTTAAGCGAGCGCTTTCGTAGAAAGTAAGAGCATCAGGATTAATAACATAGATTGATCCATCGCCAGTTCCAGAAAGAGAACGGGAAACATAAAGGTCAAGACCCGCAACATTTCCGCGAAGTGCTCGAGGCGAGAGTGCTCCGCCAGCATTTTCAGGATTTGAAGCAATGTAAATTGGACGGCCATTGTCGTTCAATCCCATAATCTCAGCCCATACATCTGGAGAAACTACGACATTGCGAGCAAAGCCAAGTGATCCTGTGTAGCAATTCTTTGCAGCATTAGCAAAGAAAGCAAGATAGTTAGCAGCTGTTGCGCCAGCCTTAGCGGTTGAAGCAGTTGCTGTTGCAGAAGCGCGAGTTACTGCATAAGCGTCAGTTGCCTTTGCATATGCGAACTCCATTTGACGAACAAGCTCAGAAAAGAAAGCGGGTGAGCTGCGGTCGATTAGTTCGACGCTTACTGTCTGCTGTCCAGCGAACTTCTTGACATCTACGGAAATATAAGCAGTTCCCATATCTGTCTCAGATGGTGCGCCTTCTTCATTTGTCAAAGCCACAGTTGGGGCGGTATTGATGCGAGGCAATTCGAAAGTCATTCCGCTAGCCGCTAGGGTTTCGCGAGAGAGAGCATCGATAAATCCGCGATCTCCGTTAGCTACTCCATTAATTAGAGTTGTGCTTTGTGGGGTATTGATAAAACCTGCGTTGTCAGTTGTGTTATCTGCAGCGCGTAGGTAAGAGCGAGCATCATCATCGCCGAGAGCGGCGCGGATGCTGTTTTCAAGATACTTCGCCTTTGTGAATTCAAGGCGAGGAGTTGTGTAGAAAGCTGGCTTTGGAGCTGCAGCTTCTACTTTGGCTGCTTCTACCGCTTCTTCAACGGCAGGAGCAGGAGCGGTAGTGTCAGACACTTGGTCTCCTTCGGTTGGTTTGTCTGAATCAGCGGTTGCCAAATCAGAATCTTGTTTAGGTGCTTCATTTTCGGACGCTGCTACTTCGCTTACGCGAGCAGAATCAATTGCAGGATCAGTAACTAGAGAAACTTCATCTAGGGTTGCTGAAGTAATTTGCATAACGCCTTTATTATTTGTCCATTCATTTATTTGAGCGCCAACGCTAAAGCCATCTCTTAGTCCAGTAGCGGCCTCTTCAAGAGCATCATCCGCAGAAAAAGTTTTGGCTAAAACAAAGCGAGCTGTTATACCTGAGTCAGTAATTTCGTAGTCCGCGAGTTTTCCAATCGGTCTAGTTTTGTCGTGCTCAAGTAACAATTTTACATTTTTCATTTCAATAGAATCTTTAGCAAAAACTGTTGGGCCTACTGAAGTGTTGCCCTGCTCATTCCAAGTTACGATGGTCCCAGTTAGGGTCCTTTTGACTACATCGGCCGCAGTTACGACCATTGGGATATTAACCTTCATTTGGTATTAGGTCCTCTTCTCGCTGAATCTGCTCAACGCTCATCGCGCCAATGCGGTTTAATATTTCATAGACTTGCGCTCTTTCCAAAGCGTTGCCGCGCAAGAAATCGTCCAACATAAATCTGGTCATAACTGGATTCGGGACGAAATCTGGGAGTGAGAGTCTTTCCTCAATCGCTTTAAGTATTGGGCGAAGTGAGAAATCTACTAATGAGCGCCGCTCGGACACAGCGTTTGAGTAAGTCATCGAAGTCGTTTCGGCGCTCAAGAAGTAGGCAGGTATTCCACAGGCCCGAGCTAATTCTAGTGCTACATATTGACGCGCTTCTGCAAGTTGCATTGTTTTAGGATCAAAACCAAATTGTTGTAAGTCAATATCAGCATTGAGAAATGCCGTATTGCGCGACTGGCGCGCAGTTTTCCAAGCAGCTAGCAAAGATGAAATTCTTTCGGCAGTTAAATTAGTTCCATTTGATTTTAGAACCATCATTGGAGAAGGCTCTTTGGCATAATTAACTGCTGCGTTCTCAAGATAAACTGCTGCGGTAATTGTTTTACCAGCTCTGTGTAGCAATCCCTCATCTGGCCCATCGAATCGAATAATTGAGCCAACGCCATTCATTGGCACTTGGTAACCATCAACGCGATAACCAGTAATTTCTGTGTTAATTGAATTTGTCTCAACAGTTACTCTGTCTGGACTAACCCGAGTCCAAGCTCTTACTCTGCCGCCATCTGTGGCCGAATACATTTCTAAAACTTGGCCATAACCAACTCCGTAAAGCCAAATATCTTCAGCTAACCAATTATAAATCACAAATCCTGCAACTCTTGGGTCAGGCTGATTGATAACGCGGTGCGGATCTACATATTGTCCAGTTATGCGATTAAAAGTTGTAAGAGGCAATGAGCCGATAGTCCCCGTAATTATATTTCTAGCGCGAGCTACTGAAGGGACGGACATCGCTATTGCGCGAGTAGTGCTAGTTGCTCCACCTAAAATATTATAAATTTGGTCTTGAATTTGAACTGGCGTTAATGCAGCTTGGATATCAATAGCCGATTTTTTTGCTTCGACTGTTGGAAATAGGAAATCTCTTATAGCACCCATTGCTTACATTGTAAGCGAACGGACTTACAGTATTTGAATATCTACGCCAGTTTCAGCCATCGTTGCATAATGTGTCGCTAAAGCCGAGGCAATTGCTCCGCAGATTGTTGTATTACTTACCTTGCGACCCATTACCCATCCGCCATCACCGAAAGGGAGTTTGACGGCGGATAGGCATTGCTTGGTCAGCTCTTCCTGTCCCGAGTGAGCCAACCGCTGAGATGAAATTGCTCCCAGTAATTCATCGCAGCTTTGGGCGTAATCAAGACCATCTATGGGCTCAACCCTTATACCAGCTGGCGCTAACCTAGCTGCTACCGCTGACGCAGTTCTGGCTGAATAGGCAACCAATTGGACTGGATATTTTCTAACCCATTCGGCTACATCATTGGCCATTGCTTTGTCATCCAGATTGGCAGGGTTATGCCAAGTTTGAAGCAATATGACTTGGAACTTATCGCCCTCTAGTCTTTGACTAGCGACCAACGCCGCTTCTTTTCTACTAGGACTAAGATCAATAGCCAGCCAAGTATCAGCTTCAGGGTTGAGTCGGAGTCCCTCAACTCTGCAACTTTCCCATTGAGACGGATTGATTACTGGGTTTATCGTATCGACCCATTGCGTTAATACCTCTGTGCGCACAATATCTTCAGGGTCATTTAAGACCGCTCGAATATTATCTGGATGAATCGTCAATCCAAGTGAAGGATTGGCTTGGCATACTCCCATCCAAAATGCTGGTGAGTTATCAAATTTAATATCCCTAGGGGCTGAATACTCGAACCAACCAATATCATCACTAGCTCCATAAATAGCGGCGTAAGCTCTTTCCCTTAATCTATTTAGGACGATTGAGTGTTGATCTCCAGCTGAAGTATAAATAAAGGTTTGAGGATTTGGGCTGGCCATTTGGGTATATCGCAAAGCGGACCACACATCATCATCCTTAAAGTCTCTTACTTCGTCCATATGAACGCAATTTGGCGCAGCGATGCCTCGACCCGCTGAGTTATTTGCTCTGACTATGTATCGGCGGCCTTCAGTAAATTGCAGCTCTTGAAATCCCTTACTTTCCAGCTTCTTAGTGAATTCAGCAGCCAGCTTTGGATTCTGTTCAATAATTCCATAAATTTTATAAAAGAGCTCTGCCGAAGTAGTTAGCTTATGAGCTGTATGGACTTGCAATTTTTCTTTCAGGACATAGATTCTAAATAAAATATTAAGCGCCATAAAGGTTGATTTGCCATTCTGTCGGCCAACTAATAAGCAGACAATTGGGTGAGCCCATCGGCCGTCAGGTTTGTATTTAAGTGAATGATGAGCCAGCCATTGCTGCCAAGGCATCAACTCAAAGCCTATTTCCTCGCAAAATTTAATCATTTGTTCGCCATAAGAAGGCAAATGATTGAGTTTTGTGTGAATACGCGGTTCTGGCACACCCCTTATAGTCGATTCGTCCCTGACTCGGGCAATCTCTCCCAATTGAGCCATTTCAATTTGTTTCATTCCTGATAGTGCCTAGCCGAGCCATTTTCAGGGAAAATCTTCCCAATGGGGGTCGATGGTCTGGCATTACGCTCAAAAAAGCTGGGGGTCATACGATCGCGCTTAGAACTATTGCATTCAGTGCAGCAAGCCACCATATTAGAAGCTTCATCAGTGCCACCCTTGCTTATAGGTATTAGATGATCAACTGTAGTGGCTTCCAGGGAGCAGTAATGACAGGTGTTATAGTCGCGTTGCAATACTTGAAGTCTTGTCTTTTGATAGTAGCTGGAGTTGTAGCGTCTGCTCAATGCCAACCCTTAGTCTCAAGATGATGAAGTGCATCGCAAGCATCTTTATATCGATGCCTTAAATATTTAATATGTGCATCAATCTGACGCCTAGGGCTAAGGTCTCTATACCAAGTAGAACGCATCTGACCAAGGCCATAGTGTGATCCATTACGAGCCTTTGGATTCCATCTACTCTCTTTATGAATTAACCAGTTATAACATTGAAACTCTGACCAATCCATTTTATTGTAAGCATAAAGCTTGAGATTCATATCTGCATTTGCTGGCTTTGGATTAAATATTAATAATAAAGCAGCTATAACGCCTGTCGCTATCAAGCGAAGGCAATGGCCCCCCTCAACCTCTGTTGCAGGGCCAGCTGCGCGCCCGCACTGTGGCGAGAGTGTAGCACTTAAGTCAAGTCGATTTAACATAAGTCCTGTTCAGAGCGGTGTTTCATATCCACACCATCTGGCATATCCATATAATCATCAATGGTTCTAAAGATTGGATATATATCATTGATCATCTAATCCCTTAGCTGCTTTGTAAAGCACATAACCAGCAAACAGGATAAGAGCTATGCAAAACCAAATCATCCTTCTAACTCCCATATCTTCTTAAACTCTAACTGGCCTGATTGAAACGCGTTTTTCAGCGTTTCCTTGCCGTCACTATGGAACTTAGTCATTAGATAAGGCTCTGACTGACTGCCTTCTAACCAATCAATTACTTCACCATTTGGATCAATAACTATATCGTCCAGATAATTGAACTTATCCAATATCGCATCAACTGATGACTCTCTTACCGATTCAACTATTTCGCTGGGGATATTAGTTTTAACCCAATCAACAAATCGCTTATCTGACTTGATAACCCACTTAAATTTAGGCTTAGTAGTAGTTACATAGGCGATAACATCATCGCCATACTCGGCCTTGACCCTATCTGCCCCAATAGCGTCCATCTCGGCCTGTAAAGCTGCTCTTAGCCTATCCTTGGCCTTCTTAGCCTCATCAGCTATTAGGCTGACTGCCGCTAGTTCCAGACTCAGTTCCTTGATTCCCATTCCTGCGCTCCCTTTCTTTAGCCCTTCTTAACCTAGTTTCAAGCGATTCTAGGTTGATACCGCAATCTTTTGCAATGAACTCTTTATCAAATCCCCATTCCATCAGCTGACGGATATATCTAATAGAATGGGGTTTGCTCATTTGTCCTTCCCTGCCCAGCCTTCGCCTTTGAAGTGGATTGGATTGGGTCTCCAGACTCTCCACATTGCAACGCTACAATTATCGCAGATTACTAGATTTCTTAGGGTTATAGGCTGGTATTGCTCTTTTGTCGCATCGCATTTATCGCAGCGATATTCATAAAGCGGCATTGTAAGGTCTTTCTTTTGTCTCATTACCAGTCCAATAGCGTTCTGATATTTCTTCCAATCCAGCAGCTAATCGGCATATTCGACATTTAGCGGCTTTCATCTTCCATTTACCACATTTATCGCATCGGGTTATATCGTCCTCTTTCGCCGTTACGCGATCTGCTGGATAAATGATTCTTTGCATAAAGCACCTTTGGCACTCAACTAGCCATACTTCCTCAGGTGCTTCAGCAATATCTGTTGAATCGTATTTATGCAACTCAATATGCGGAGTAACTAGCTTGCAATTTGAGCAGATAAATGGATGGGCATCTTGCTTCATTTCTGAAAGACCCAATG